CTCGTCATATTCGTTCCGAAGCGTTTTAGCCTCTTTGAAAGGAATGTCCCCAAGGGTCTGGGCCAGCTTACCAATGCCCATGCCATACATGATTCCAAGATTAATCGTCTTGGCCAGGTTTCTACCAACGCCGGCAATGTCGGCCACTAGCTGGTGGAAATCCAAGTCATCCTTCTGGTACTGCGCCACAATCTCCACGACTTTCTCGTTGTCCCGTGTTGCGGGAGTAAGCGAGGCGTAATGCATCATCCATCGAGGTTCTTGGGCGCTGTAGTCGAAGCTACCCCACCGGCAACCTTCTTCTGGAATGAACAGACCACGGATAAGAGACTTTATCTCCGGATGCCTAGAGGGAACTTGCTGCAAATTCGGATTACTAGAGGAGAACCTACCCGACACAGTCCCACCTTCATCTGAGCGCAACTGGTTAAACTGACAGTGGATGCGGCCATTATACTGGTGGTTAAGAATAGTATCCACAAACGTCGTATTCGCTTTGTTGTATTCTCTGATTTCCAGAATTTTCTTGGCGATGGGATGTTCATGGTTTTTCAAGAAGTGCTTGGTAAAACTAGGCGCGTCCGACTTGGCGGTGCGTTCGTAAGTTAATCCCAGGTTTTCAAAAACCCCAGCCAAACTTTTTGCATTCCACGGTTCGATGTGGATCTGGGTCTCATCGTGTATCTGCTTGAGTAAGGCATCCTCCTTACCTTGCAACAGCTTTTTGGTTTGTTGTGCCTTGTCAACGTCCACCCTGACGCCCCGCCGCTTCATCTCGAAAACCATTGGAAGTAGCGACAACTCCATATCGAGTATCTTGCCGCAATTCTCTTCCATAAGTTTCTTGTGGAGAACGTGCCAAAGGCTAAGTGTCAGCGTGGCGTCCTTCTCAGCGTACAGCGCAACCCTTTCAGCGGGTAGCTTCCACATCTCAGCCTTGGCATCCACGCCATGCTGCGCGGCGGCGCGGCGTAAATCCTCTTCCGCTTTCCGCTGACCAAGGTACGTGGACCCAAGAGCATTAAGTGAGTAGCTGAACCTGTTTTCATCCAGCAACGGCGCCGCAATCATTGTGTCCAGTATTCGTCCTTTGACCTCTATCCCCTCACTTAGAAGCCACCCTAGATCGTACTGTGCGTTGTGGAATACCACGTCCATGCCGTGGTTTAGTTGGTCTTGGAGCCACCTGAGCACGAGGTCCTTCGCCATGTTCCCCCCACCTTCGTGGGCGATTGGCAAGTAGGCACTCCAATCTGAGGCAGCAACAGAAATCCCGATAAGGTTTCCATCCTTTCTAACCCAGCCTGGCCCCAAGTCTCGTAGGTGCGGATCTTTTGTTTCAACGTCAACAGCAATAATCTTCTCACCCGACAGGTCAGGGAGATGATCAGGTGGAAACCATACGGTCTCGTCAAACAGATCCTCACGCATTCTTATCTTCTGATAATGCTGCCCAAAGGGCGGTATATGCGGAAGCATCCACACCGTCATCTGGATTGTGGACACCCATTTCGTCCCTTACAATTTTAAGCAAAACCATGCAGAAAGCAACGTTATCTGGCCTTACTTCCGTCTTTAAATATGCCGACCACAACTCCGCCACACGTTTGTGCAGAAGTCTGTAATCCCCGTGTTGCTCGGCCCTGTCACCACCAACAAGGCCCGCCGCCGTTTCCAATATCTCAACTGGTTTCATAGATCGTAACTCCGGTTCGTCTGTGGTTGGATTATGTGCAAGGACTTCTTGGCCCTTGTAGCGGCAACATAGAAAACCCGATGCTCAGTTGCGGGCTCACGCAGATACGCCTTGTGGGCGGCGTAAGACAAATCAGGTATCACCACGATGTTGTCAGCCTCGCCACCCTTCATTGAATGTATGGTGCTGACCTTTATGCGGGGTGTCCGGACGTTGTCCTTACGTTTTAGCGCATTCAAAACGTAAAGCTTGGTGTCCACGTCAATCTTCTTCAAAGCCTGATGCCATCGAACCGACCCGTCCAGAAGGAGACCTAATCTGTCCTGCGCTTCCGACATCGTGACAGTATCCTCCGCTGACAACGACAGAAGGGTGTTAGAACGCGCTCCAAAGCCTCTGGAGTAGCCAGTACCCAGTTCTAGGAAGGAGTAGATGTTCCGGACCTTAGCGCCCTCTAGGGCGTGACCCTTGGACCATTCTTCCCAATCCGTGAGTGCCTCATATGTCTTCCCCGGAATACTGGGCTTTCCGTTACGGCTATAGACCCAGCCTTCTTCGCGAAGAGACGTGGCGACATCATTTGCAATACGGTTCGTCCGGGCCATCAGGCACCACTCGCCATCCTCAAACGGAACGTCCCAGACGTTATTATGAAACCGGACCAGACCTTCCTCATCTTTTGGATGCCATGTCTTTGGTGCGCGGCCTTCGATCCGGCTAACGATGTTCTGTGCTTCCTGCCAAACCGCCCTTGGCAATCTGTAAGACTGCTTCAGGACCGTCTTCTTCTCCGTAGCCCCCAGAAAGGCGCCAACGTCCGCACCCTGAAAAGCCATGATCGCCTGGTCATCATCGCCCGTGAAGATTTGTATGCGGGGTCTTTTCCGGAGTACATCGACCATGGACCACTGAAGGGTGGAAAGGTCCTGTGCCTCATCAACAAATAGAGCTTCGATATCAGGGCATATTCCAGATTTTACAAAGTTCACTATCATGTCAGTGAAGTCTATTTTTTTATGAGCTTTCTTGTAACTCTCATACGCGGACACAAGCCGTCTCAGTTCTGGCCAGCTAACGCTGTAATCGGACAACTGGCGGTGCATCTCTTCAAGCTCAAGACACATGCTCCGGGACAAATGGTATTGGCCTAGATAGAAGTCCCCCTTGGCTGGACCCAAGGTATCGAGGTCCGAATCTGCAAAGCCCCGGCCCATGCTTCCGAAAGGTATACCAACCTCGCGACCAATTATTTTTAAGTCTTTAGGTCCCATAACATCGTCAGTGTTGTACCCGCCCGACCGGAATGCCATGGAATGCAGCGTCTGGAAATAGGGCATGTCTTTCTCGTCGATGCCCCAATCTCGGCTTACACGCTCCCGGCTTTCCTGTGCGGCCTTGCGGGTAAACGAAACACACGCGATACGATCAGGTGATATACCAAGCTCGATGCACTCCCGTATCATGTTGGAGTTGGTTTGCGTCTTGCCAGTTCCTGGTGGCCCCAAGATAGTCTCATGTCTCTCAATCATAGTATCTCCTCTAGACGCCTTAATTCGTGTGAAGGGGGCTTCTTAGAATTAAGGCATATCAAAACGGCGGTTCCTCTGGGTCGAAAGTTACCTCTGGTAGGTCAACCTCCCCACGATGCATCTCTGGAACAAACCAAACGCGAACAGATTTCCGGTTATCGTTGTTGTCCCTAAAGTGGTAAACCTTGTCGCAATCTCCCCCGCCGTTCATTTCCTTCAGGCGTTCGGTGATCTGACCACGGGTGTACTGCGTAAAATTGCTCCGCTTGAGATGGTCCTGTAGCGAACTAAGCTTGAAATAGGTCAAACCGTCCTCGGACCACGGCTTACCCGTCAACAGTTCCTCTGGGCTATGCGCTTGAATGCGCGACGTGCAGAAGTTCTCAAGCAGTTCTGTGAAGAGACCCTTCTGTGTCAGTTCCTCTGGGACGGATATCCGCGTTGCGTCACCCAGCAAACCGTCAACAAGTACCCGCCAATCGTCTTCCTTCATACGCGCCGGCATCTTGTACATCTGTTCCATGCACGCCCTTTGGAACTCTACCTGCATCTGTAGTTGCTTGGTGGACAACTCAAGCCGTGTGCCGTCTACATCGACAAACCAGACGGGTGGTTCCGACTCAACAACAGTAAGGCCGCCGACCGGAACATGCGTGTTCGAATCTCCCACACCGTACTTTCTGGAACGGCATAACGATTTGTTGCAATGCCCGTGCAGCGGCTCTTGCTTGCAGGTGTAGTAGTATTCCTTCTTCTCTAGTTGCTGCTGGACCAAGACCACTTCACGCGCCGGTATGGGTGGGTTGCAGTAGTCCTGGTTGTGCTTCTCCAGTAGTTCCTTCCAATCGTTCGGTGCGAACTGCTTGTAATAAACCCCAACGTTCAGAAGCGTCATGTTGCGGCCACCTTCCGGTATGCCAAACTCCGTCAACTTCTGTAGGCACGGGGGCCCGTCCTTCAGGACCTCGTTGGAACCACCAAGCTTTACCTTCGATAGCTGCTTTGAACTCAGGCGAGATTTCTCCGCCACCTTCAAAAACTCTTTCAAGGTCAGGGAATCGCCGCCGTCCTTCAAAGCGTAGCGGGTGGTGTATTTCTGATTTTGATACGGGAGATTAATAAAGCTTCCGACATCACCGCGCTCAGAAAGTAATTCTTCCTGCTTGGGGAATATCTCGCAATTACCCCAGCCCAGTACGGAAGCAAATTCGGAAAGCCGGTCACGCACTTCGGAAGCCGCGACCTTCTCCGACAGAAAAAGATATAAATGAGCGCCACCCGACTTAGATCGGCACACGACCAAAGGCAGCTTGAACCGCTTGACCTTGGCGTACAAAGCCGGAAGGTCCAGATTGTAATCATCGATGTCCAGCGCACCGAAGAAACACTGGTTGGTCTCATCGATAGGTATTGAGCCAACCCCCAAACCGCCGTCCAGATGCTTCTGGACAAGTTCAATGGTCAGCGGAGCGCGAACAAGCTGGTATTTAGCCTCTTGTTTGCCACTTCGTTTACGACCTTGAACGTCTGTCTGGCCGTGGGCCCCCTGCGATCCCATAAAAAGATCGTGGAACCTTT